AATCTCGTCCATTCGTTTTTGCTGCGGGACAATCTTGTGACTTTGAGATACATGAGCTTGGTTCAGATAATGATACAAAGATTAAACATAATGCGTCATGATTCAACCTTCCAGCAGTTCAGGATAGTATTCTTCAACCTCTGCAATCAGTTGCTCGTCGCTATAACCTTGCAAATTATCTTGTAGATTATCATACACAAAACGTTCCATTGTTTTGTAGTCCATACTCTCAATCACCTGTTGAATGTATGATTCTTGGAGTTCAGTGCGGTTCATGATGTTTGTGTTAGTTAAGTGAGAAAGATTCAGGCGAGGCGCATACCAGAGAAGAAAGGAATCGGTGCTCCATTGTATTGAATGAACCACTGACCTTTTTTCTGAAAGACATATTCACCATCACATCCATGCACTTTCAGAATAGCATTAAGACGAGACTTTGTGGTGTTTGATTGATAACCACCATCGAACAATTCGATCCAGGTTTCGCCAATTCGAGCAATCAGATTGCCATGGAGAAACACATCAGAAACATTCGTGCAGTTGATAACTTCAGTGTTATCAAGTTTCCAATCTTGTGATGCAGTGATAGCATCATTCATTTGGGATTCGATCTTTTTCATGGTTGGAAGTGCAGTGGTCATACTACTAGGACACTTTGAGTGGCCCACTATTCATTAGTCACTCAAACATCTTCACCTTCAACCTGACAAAACTCCATCAAATAATGATCAATGTTCAAACCAAGTTCAGAGGCTTCAGTATAACATTCATCGAATTGTTTTTGAGAAAGAATAAAGAACTCAGTTTCAATCATGTGGTGCAATAATGTCAGCAACAGTGTGTAATGTGTTCGCAGTAATGTTACGAACTCCAGGTGATAGAGTGAGTGCAACGATGAAAATGAGCATAATTGTTCTCATTTTATCTGGTGTCTTAAATGTTAATCTTTTGGTTGCCATTAGTTAATAACATCATACTGCAGAGATTTGATACACCAACCAGTATTGTTTGTGATCACATCTGCAAGACATTCTTCTCCATCAGGTGAATCCCATAGACAATCTTTAGTTCCTTGAATGATCTCATCTTTCTCCTCTTGAGTGAGATCTTCATAGTCGAAATCAAACTCGACTTCAGTCACTTTGTAGAAGTTCATAATTGGTTTTGCTTGTGCTTGCATTGTGGTTGTGCTCATACTACTAGGACACTTTACAGGGCCCAATAATACTCATTGAAGGGTTTGTGAAGAATAGTGTAGTCTTCGATTGATTTATCAAAGAGTTCATCAATCTGCCTGGTAATTTCACTCCAGGACTTTTGCTTCTTTTGCTTTTCAGTATAAACCTTCACCCAACGATTCTTTACTTTAATCAGAGAAGGCTTGACGATTGTTTGATTCATCAGCAAGCACCTTGCATGAAGTTATACTCTTGAACCAGGTTAATGTTATCACCAGTGATCACATAATCCAGTGCGATTCTCTCATTGATCTCGCGGATTGCATCTTTTTTGGTGATGCACTTCTGAGAGATTGTATCAACTCCCTTCCAAGAAAGAACCTTGAGAGTATAGTTGGAACAATGCTCAATCGGATAGAAACCAACAATCATTGTGCCATCCTTGGATTGTAGTGTGGGAAAGTCGATCATGGTTGGGGTGTTGCTCATACTACTAGGACACTTTACAGGGCCCACTAATCATTACCAACTTCAACCATTGGTCCTTCAACATCACAAAACTCCATCAGATAATGGTCGATATTCATACCGTGCTCTGAGGCTTCAGTATAAAATTGTTGCCGTTCAAAATAAAGAAATTAGTCTCAATCATTGGAAGAAATAATGTCGGCAACAGTGTGCAATGTGTTGCTGGTAATGTTACGAACTCCTGGTGAGAGTATAAAGGCAACAGCAAAAATGAGGAGAATTGTTTTCACTTTAGATGGTGATTTGAAAGTGAGTCTTTGTGCCATCAGTCGAAGCGGGAAGATACATCAGGACCAGGATTCTCAAGATGTGCAACACTATCTGCAACACCTTCAGCAGTTAATGCAAACTGTACTTTCTGACCTTGATAGTAAATGTCAAAGACAGATTGAACATAAGGTGTCAGATTGCCTTGTGAATCCCAGGCATTTCGTGTATGGGAAGTCTCTACGATGTCGTAGACTTTAGAGGTGAGAGGTGAAGTATAAATCATCTTCAATCAATATCCGTTGAGAAAGTCAGCAAGTGCCTCCTGATATTGTTCCTCAGTGTGATAGGTTCGAGCACCAATCGTCAGAGGAAAAGTATGCTTTGAAGCAGAAGATTTGGGCAGATCTCGACACTTATCGAGAACCTGTTGAGTGTAAGGATTTCCGTTGTAGTTAGTGTTGCTCATACTACTAGGACACTTTACAGGGCCCACTATCTGTTACCAAGTCCCACGTTGAATGTGAATCTTGCGAATCTCCTGGTAAATGAATGAACGAAGCTTGGGTTCGGTAGTGTTATCAAAAGCATAATACAGTCGATTCAGGTATTCATTCTGTGTTGCACCTATGTTACCATCACCACCGATGTCATTGAGTGATGAACCTGCGACTGGTTTTCTAACACCAAAGTTTCCTGTTATGTTACCTTTGGTGCGAAATGATGTTTTAATTTTGGAGAGATTGGAATAGGTCATCGTGCAACAATGTCCAGAGTTTCTAATAGCATCATCGCAAGTTCCATTCGATTGTCTTCATCAACCACAGGAATGTTTGTATCAACGAACTCGCTAATCAGTTCTGCAAAGAGTTCAGTTGTACGCTCATCTGCGAATATAGAAGTAGCAAGTTCATTCTTGAAACCATCACGCAGAAGTTTGAGTGATTTGGTTACAGTCAGTTCGTTAATAGTGTCGTTCATTGTGTTAATCATTTTGCGTATAAGTATCCTCCACACCACGATGCGTTCTCAAATAACCATTCACGGTCAGCAATCAATCGCAGATCATAACGAACACCTTTGGCAGGAGACTTCCAACTGGAACTTTTGTAAATCTCTCCAGTTTGTTTATCAACGAAAGCATGAACGCTCCTGCTACTTCCACCATCAATCATAATAACTTTGTGGTACTTTTTACCAGTTTCAATCTCATAATCAACATCAGTTTTACCATTCTTAAGTTCATCAATACAGCGCAGATGATACTCTACACTCTCACCACGCTCTGCGGAACGCTGATGCCCACGAATAGAATACTGACGATAGTTGTCTTTGAGTGCTTCAATCAGCGAATAAGTGTGACGCAGAACAGCATCTGCGATGGTTTGTTGTGCTTGTGCTTGGAGAGTAGTCATTTCAGTTTCAGTTTGAGTGATTGAAGTGCTTGTTTGCGTGATTTGATTTTACCCTTACACATACCCTTGGTTTTTTTACATTTACCAGAGTTGTGCTTCCAGTTTGGTGTGTTCATACTATAGGGACACTTTGAAGGCCCCAGGAGTTAGTATTACCAGGACTTTTGTAGATTAAAGTTGGAATGTGAGAAAACTGGACGATCAATAAGTTTTAGGATCATCTTATTGTTCTTCAAGACGAAACCTTCACCTACGATTTGCTCACCATTAAGATATGATTTTGGTGCATCACTGACGATCATTGCATCAATTAGGTGTTCTTTAATCTCAATCATCATCAGGTAAAGATGTGCTAGGTTCTTACACCCCAAAATGTTGATAAGATTAAACCAGTTGAGTTCTTCCCCAGACCTAATGATAGCATTGATTTTTACTTTTGCTGCTGCTGCGTCTTTTGCAGACAGGAATTGCACACCATCAGTATCAATCTCTGGTAAAACTGGACGGATCATATCTACAACCGGTTGCACAAACTTGACGTGTTGAGTATCATTGAAAAATGGTGCAGAACCAGATACATAAGCATCTTTAAGTTCACCATCAGTGCTCCACTTTGTGTGTGGTGCGATAATGATACTTTGAATGATTACTTTAGGGAACTGATAGGTAATCGTATTAGGAGTATAGACATTAAGTCCACCAAACCCAATAAAATCACCCTGATAGATGTTCTCTGTGCGAGGAAGACTATCCAAGCAGCAGTGTAGGATTTGTGCTACATTTCCACTATGGTTTGCATCAATGTCCTCGTGCGTTTCATTGATTTTCAGTTTAACTTTGTTGAAGACACTTTTGGTGCCCACAAAGAAGTTTCCACTCACAGGATTGGTGCCCCATACAATAGCAGGAGAACCATCAATCTTCAGTGAAACTTCATACTCACCATTGAAGAAATCCAGGACAGATAGATCACCTGTAAGGATTAGATCCTCAAAATGTTCTTGGTGTTTGTTTTGGATGCTCATACTATAGGTACACTTTGAAGGCCCCAGGGTTTAGTTCACAACTTAATATCAGATGGGAAAGTTGGTAGTCTCTTTCTCGCCTCTTTGGATAGAATCCTGTCGGAATCAAGAATACCATTGTCATGCAAATAGTCAGCAGAAATTGCCAGTGTAGGCGCATTTTCTTCTGCCCAAAAGTTATATTCATTCACGATTTTATGTACAATCTTAAAGTGAGTGTTGCCACCAGCAGTGTTATGCCAATACTTTCTCATTGATGTTTTACCCATCTCGGAGTTCATCCAAGAAAGTAATTTTTTCTTTTTACCATTTAGACCTTGTGGACTACCCCCATCAATCTTTCCAACATAATCAATGAAGACAAAAAGTGTGGTAAGACCGTGAATCATATCATCACGAATATCTTGGAGTGGGTTATCATCAGAACCCCAAGTATTACGCATAAAATCAACTGCCTTTGGAATGTAGCGGGAAAAGTCTTCGCCATATTGTTCGATAGTTTTGATAATACGAGCACCAGATCCACCAATGATGTCACCATCAATCGCACCAATACCGTCTACATTGAGATTACATAATTTAAGAGTATCCTCAAACCGAAGTGCCTCAGGAACTTCGAGAAAAATATCGTTACGAATCAGATCCAATTTACTTGGATTTTTACGCTGAGTGTTGAGTGCTTTGTATAGTCTTGCCTCTGCTTCTTGTACTTGTTCTAAAGTTGCATTTTTATCATGATGCAATTCTAAAGTATCAAGATCTTGGTCACATTCACCAAAAATATCCATCATTGCGGTGTGTTGCCCATCAACAACAACTACATCACCACCAAGTCTTTCTGGACGCACAGATACTACAACAACTGTTGCAAGCTCTGGGTCAAATTGTTCATATTTAATGATAGCGTTCCCACTGATCGTTCTGTTCCACTTTTTTGCGGTTTGGAGTTCAGAAGATTTACGAGTGCCTTTTTTTAGTTTTTGCTTAAGTTTTTTAATTCCTTTCTTAAACCTTCTCTTTGCTTCTGCAAGTGCAGGGTCATTCGCTACAGTAGTAAGGTAGCGCAATTCATCCATGTTTGACATGTTGTACCTCTCGGTTAATTTTACTTTGGTGTTCATTCTTTTCAGAAGAACGATGAACTTTTCAGTTCATAGAGTAATTATATGACATTGACAAAAAAGTGTCAATTTATGTTAGTAATTCGTAACATAAAGGTGTTTTACCTTTGATCCTGAGTGATCTTTTAATATCTTAACTTTTTTTGTTTCTAATTTTTGTATTTCATCATTTTCGACAAAAGTATCAATCTGTGGTGCTTCACTCTCATTAATATTTTTACCAAATCGTTGAGCATAGGCAAAATCCTTCTCAATAATATTGAAGTCTTTGTAACTCTCACGATAGAACTCG